TGTGGTCGACCGGGGCCTCCGTCCGGCGCCGCGACCCATGGTCGGGGCGGGGCTATGAGGAAGTCCTGTCCCTCGATCCGGCCCATGTCGACCTCACCCGCCTCAATGGCGGTGCGCCACTGCTCAATGCCCATGGGGCCTTCGACCTCGAGGACGTGATCGGCGTCGTCGAGCGGGCTTGGATCGCGCGTGAAGCGGGATCCTATGTGGGGCGCGCCACGGTGCGCTTCAGCGACCGGGCGGATGTCGAGCCGATCTGGCAGGACGTCAAGGGCGGCATCATCCGCAATGTTTCGGTTGGCTATGCCGTCCGCGCTTACGAAATCCGGGAGGAAGAGGGCTCGATCCCGGTCTGGACCGCTGTCGACTGGCAGCCACTCGAGCTCTCCGCCGTCCCCGTCGGTGCCGATGGCGCCGCGGGTTTCCGGTCCCAGCCCACCCCCACGACGTGCCGCCTGTTGCGTCAGGCACCCTCCTCCAATCCAACGGACAAGGATAGACCCATGACTGATGTGCCCCCGACCCCTGTCGAAGCCGAGCGTCCTGAGTTGCAGGCTGAACCTGCTCCGGCCCCGGCTGCTCCGGAACCGATCGTGCGTGAGGTGCAGGCTGCTCTCGAACCTGTCGCTCGCGCGGTACCGCAGGAGCCCTCGATCCGGCCTGAGCAGATCCTCGCCCAGGAGCGTTCGCGCATCTCCGGCATCTACGAGGCAGCCCGCAAGCTCCATGTTGACCAGGCTGTTGCCGATGACCTCGTGAAGCGCGGCACCAGCCTCGCCGAGGCACGTGGCTTCCTCATCGACGCCGCTGCCGCCAAGGACGCAGCCATCGAAACCCGGCCACATGTCCGTGCCGGTGATCTCGACGCCTCCGAAACCCGCCGCTCCGCTGTCGAAGCCGCACTTCTCCACCGCTTCGAGCCGGGCAAGTTCCGCCTCAACGATGCGGCGCGCGAATGGCGGGGTCTCAGCCTCATCGAAATGGCCCGCAGCTTCCTGGAAGCGGAAGGCACCCGGGTCAAGGGACTGGGTCGTGACGAGATAGCCACCCGCGCGCTCCACACCGGCTCCGACTTCCCGCAGATTCTCGCGGGCGTCACCAACCGGACGCTCCGAGACGCCTATGAGGCCGCACCCCGCACCTATCAGGCGATTGCACGGCGCGCGACGGTTGCCGATTTCAAGTCGGTGCAGCGCCTGCAACTCGGTGAGGCCCCGCAGCTCGAGAAGGTCAACGAGGCCGGCGAGTTCAAGCGCGGCAGCATCGGAGAGGCAAAGGAAACCTATCGTGTCGAAACCTACGGCAAGGTCGTGGGCATCACCCGCCAGGTTCTGATCAATGACGACCTCGATGCGTTCACCCGCGTGCCGTCGCTCTTCGGCACTGCGGCGGCCACGCTGGAATCTGACGTCGTGTGGAGCATCTTCACCGCCAACCTCGCCATGGCCGATGGCAAGACGCTGTTCCATGCCGGTCACAGCAACCTCGCCGGCACCGGCACGGCGCTGGACGTTGCCAATCTCGCCAAAGCGCGCACCGTCATGTCGAGGCAGACAGGCCTCGATGGCAAGACGGTTCTGAACATCCGTCCCACCTTTCTGGTGGTACCTACGTCTCTGGAACTCGCGGCCGAGCAGCTGCTGGCCCAGAACATTGTGCCGACCAGGGCGGGCGATGTGGTGCCCGCCACCATGCGGAGCCTGATGGTTGTTTCCGAGCCCCGGCTGGACCCGGCGTCTGGGGCAGTGCCCTGGTATCTGGTAGCAAGTCCCACCGCCATCGACACCATCGAGTACGCCTTCCTCGAGGGCCAGGATGGCGTCTTCATCGAGACCCGCATGGGCTTCGATGTCGATGGCGTGGAGATCAAGGCCCGACTCGACTTCGGCGCAAAGGCCATCGACTGGCGCGGCCTCTACAAGAACCCGGGCGTGGCGCTCAGCTGATCGGCCTGACGGTTTCAATCCCAGCATTAGGGCGGCCTTCGTGCCGCCCGTTCTCCTGAAAGGGACATTCACATGAAGAACTTCATCCAGCCTGGCAATACCATCACCCTTGCCGCTCCCGCGGCCGTGACCTCAGGGGCCGGAGTACTTGTGGGCGCCATCTTCGGTATCGCAGCCCATGACGCGGCCTCCGGCGATCCACTCGAGACCGTCACCACCGGCGTGTTTGATCTGAACAAGATCGGCTCGCAGGCGTGGGGCGTGGGCGACAAGGTCTACTGGGACAACACCAACAAGCGCGTCACGAAGATTGCAACCGACAATACGCTCATTGGCGTGGCGCTTGGCATGATCGGCAGCGGTGCGGACGAGACCACCGGCCGCGTGCGGCTCAATGGAAGCTTCTGAATTAAATTAGGTTAGAATATGTACTGCAGCGGATGCATGCCAGTGATGTTCAATCACCGCGCGTGCAATCCCGGAACGGATGTTAGTTATCGAGACATGAAGGCGCTCTCCGCCCGATTCCAGTTCCGCGCGTCCGTCCGACTGCGTGCGGAATGAGTAGCTGGGATCTTGCTATAGATCACGGCCTCCCTGACGGACTACCTTTGAGCCGATCCATTGGGTCGGCTTTTTCTTTTCTGGCTGTCGCACCGATGGAGGCGCTCGTCATGGGGAACTATGACCTCACGGGCCTGCGCCGTGGCAATAGCTTCCGCCGCATCTTCCGCTTCAAGGATGGTGCAGGCGATCCTGTCGATCTCACGGGTTCCATCCTGGTGTTTGTCGCGGAAGCGGGCGCCATACGGCTCATCAAATCCACCGCCGACGGTTCGCTCGGCATGCCGGATCCTTCGATCGGAGAAATCACCCTGAACCTCGCGCCCGCGGAGACGCGGCAGTTCCCGGTGGGGCGCCTCAGGGCACGCTACGAGATCGAGCGGCGCATCGAGGGTGAAGAGACGACCCTTGTGTCCGGCTGCATCACGGTGATGGACGGGATCAACGATGACAGTGGAGATCATTGAAGTCGCCATTCCCGCCACGCCTCAGGTCATCGAGGTCATTGTTCCCGACATCATCATTGCCGTTGAGGTGGTGAGCCCCGGCCTGCAGGGGCCTGCAGGCTCTCCTGGCACGCAGGGCATCCAGGGTCCGATGGGTCCCATAGGACCCATGGGTCCCGCCGCCGACACATCCACAGTCGCCCTCGATGGCGGCAATTTCTGAGGAGAGTTCATGCCCAATATCATTAGGATCAAGCGCCGTGTGACGGGTGCTGCCGGCGCCCCCACGGGCCTCAAGTCGGCGGAACTCGCTTACAACATGGCAGACAACACCATCTACGCCGGTTACGGCGATGATGGCTCAGGCAATGCCACGGCCGTGAAGCCCATCGGTGGCGAGGGCACCTTTGCCAAGCTCGACAGCCCGGCGCTCACGGGCACGCCCACGGCCCCGACGCCCGCGGGTGCGGACAACTCGACGAAGCTGGCGACGACAGCCTTCATCAAGGGCCTCGGCTACCTCACTACCAACAACACGATCACCATCTCGGGGGATGCCTCGGGTGCCGGGACCACAGCGATCGCGTTGACGCTGGCTTCCGTCGGGACGGCTGGCACCTATGCAAAGGTGACGACCGATGCCAAGGGCCGCGTCACATCCGGAACGACCCTCTCGGCCACTGACATTCCCGCCCTCACAGCTGCCAAGATCTCGGACTTCGACACGCAGGTTCGCACCTCGCGGCTGGACCAGATGGCGGCGCCCACGGCCACTTTATCCCTCAATGCCCAGAAGATCGGCAATCTTGCCGATCCGACGGCCGCGCAGGATGCCGCCACCAAGGCCTATGTCGATGCCATGCGGCAAGGCCTCGACGTCAAGGATTCGGTTCGCGCCGCCACCACGGCCAACATCACGTTGAGCGCCACACAGACAGTTGACGGCGTGGCGCTGGTCGCCGGCGACCGTGTGCTGATCAAGGACCAGTCGACGGCCTCGGCCAATGGCATCTACGTGGTGGCGGCAGGTGCCTGGGTCCGTGCCACTGATGCCGACAGCGCGACCAAGGTCACGGGCGGCATGTTCACCTTTGTCGAGGAAGGCACCGCCAACGCCGATTCCGGCTGGGTACTGACCACCAATTCGCCGGTAACGCTTGGCACCACGTCGCTAGCCTTCACCCAGTTCTCAGGTGCGGGCCAGGTGACCGCAGGCACGGGTCTCACCAAGACTGGCAACACACTTGACGTAGGAGCCGGCACGGGTATCCAGGTCAATGCCGATGACATTGCCTTGGCAACCTCGAACGTCCTGTCACTCTTCAACCTTGGTACCAGTGGCATCGTTGCCCGGACGGCGGCCAACACGGTTACGGCCCGCACCATCACCGGCACCACGAACCGCCTCACCATCACCAACGGCGACGGGGTTGCTGGCAATCCGACGCTGGACATTGCGTCCAGCTACGCCGGCCAGAATACCATCACCACCCTTGGCACGGTCACGACGGGCACGTGGAACGGCAGCACCCTTGCTGTGGGCTACGGCGGCACCGGCGTCACGACGCTCACCGGCCTGGTGAAAGGTAATGGCGCGTCCACCTTCACCGCTGCCGTGGACGGCACCGATTACCTCTCGCCCAATGCCACCATCGACGGCGGAACGTTCTGATCCATGGCCAATGTGCTCAAGCTCAAGCGCTCGGCGGTCGCGCGCAGGATCCCGGGGCCTGCCGACCTGACGCTCGGCGAACTGGCCCTCAACACCTGGGACGGTCGCCTCTTCGGCAAGAAGAACGACGGCGCCGACGCGATTGTCGAGTTTCTGTCGAGTGACGGCGCCTTCAAGCCGGACGTCCGAGCCGCAACCCTGGCCAACATCACCCTCGCGGGCATCCAAACCGTCGACAGCGTTGTGCTCGCGGCCGGCGACCGTGTTCTGGTCAGGTCTCAGTCGACGGCCGCTCAGAACGGCATCTACGTCGTGTCCGCCTCGGCCTGGAGCAGGGCAACGGATGCCGATAGCGGTGCGAAGCTGGCTGGGGCCCTCGTTCCGGTCTCCGAAGGCACCGCCAGCGCCGGCAAGGTATTCCGCAGCAATACCGGCGTCTCCCTCGCGCTCGGCACGGATCCGGTAAGCTTTACCGAGTTCGGGGGCGGTGCAGGCATCACCGATGGCGACAAGGGCGATATCACGGTTTCGGGGGGCGGGGCGACCTGGACCATCGACAACGGCGCGGTGAACCTCGCCACCAAGGTTTCCGGCACGCTACCCCTTGCCAATGGCGGGACGGGCGCAACTTCGCTCACCGGCATTCTGAAGGGTAATGGTACATCGGCAATCACAGCGGCCACTGCGGGCACAGATTACGTCCTACCGTCTGCCCTCTCGAGCTACGCCGCTCTCAGCGGTGCGACGTTTACCGGCGACGTCTGGCATACCTACGCCAATCCTTCCGTGTACATTCACTATCCTGGCGTTGTGTGGGTTCGCTGGTACGTCGGTTCGGGTGGCGACGGCGGAATGCAGAACAGCAGCGGACGCTGGCTTTGGTATTCGAACAACTCCGATTGGTACACGCCCGGCAACGTCGTCGCCTATTGGTCTGACGCTCGCCTCAAGGAGCATGTGCGCGCGCTTGAGGGCTATGAAGATCGCATCATGGCTCTGCGCCCGGTCGAGTTTCAGTGGAACGAGAAGGGCCGCAGTCTTACCGGCAAGGAAAAAGGTAAGCGCGAGATCGGCTTTATTGCCCAGGAGGTGCAGGAAGTAGCACCCCAGTTCGTCGTTGGAAACCAGACGTCAAAGGATGAAGACGGAAGTCCGTACCTGACCGTGAGAAAGGACGAGATGATTGCTGACCTCGTTGCCATGGTTCAGGTCCTCAATGCCCGCGTGAGGCAGCTAGAGAACAGGCTCGCATGACGCTTCAATCCAGCGGAATTCTCTACATGAGCCAGATCAACGGCGAGTTCGGCCGTGGCAATGATCTCAATGCCTATCGTGGCACATATTTTTACTACACCGATGGCAACATCGGCTACTTTACATCCGGGCAGATTGCGTTTTCGGACTTCTACAGCAAGTCCTTGGTCCAGCCTCTCCCGGCTGACGTCAACACCGCGAATGCGGTGGTGGGTGGCACCACGACAGTCTGGATTGCGGGCAGTCAGTACCTCGGCATTCCTCATCCGCGTCGTGTCGTTGTCGTTGCCTGCGCCACGGGTGACACGACAGGCTCTCCGATTTCAAGCGTCCAGATTGGTGGTGTCACTGCAAACGTTGGTGCGCGCACGAATGCCTCGGGCTCTATGCGTGCCGTTGCTGTC